CCACCGTGTGCTACAAACGCTTTTAATTCACTGATAAGACTGCGACTATTTACAGTCATTTTCTTGCTTTCAACCAGTGTTTTAAACTTGGCACAACTTGCTAGTTTACTCTTATTAGTAGTATTGAATCCTCTACGGCCTTTACCAGTTTCACTAATAAAGATACCGGGAATGTTTGCTTCCCCGTATTCATTTAATGAAACAATTGCGGCTTCACCAATTCCATTGCATTCAATACTATAATAGATATTGTTTGGTTCATCGGTGCACTCACTTATATACTTGTTTATTTGGGCTAATAGTTTAATCTGACTAGGAATATCTGTTTTATTGTGTTTCCATTCACCTACTTGGGTTGTAGTAGTTGCTTCAAAAATTTGAATAGCAGATGGGTCACCACCTGTACCAAGACTTGGATCTAGTCCTACACAATAGATATTACCTTTAGTAGGTTTTTTATACCAACGAACTTGACCTATACGACTCACAGGTTCTATACCTTCCATTGCAATCAATGTGTTTGGAGTAATTAATGTCTCATCAGCAATAATGAACTCACAACCAATCTCTCGGTTGAAACGATCCTCACCAAGTTGTGACTTCATCTCAGCCGCCCACTTATCATCTCGACCTGGTTGTTCACTCCAGTGCGCTCTGTATGCTCTGAATCCGTTAACTCCTACTTCAGTGGTGTTGCCAAAATCATCTTCAGTCTTGTTGGCACCTTTCCAGATGAACGCAAATTGATCCTCGTCACTATTTGGAGTGCTTGTGATAATAGCTTTACCACCAGTAGACAATGTAGGTGTAATGGCTGTCCAAAATTCTTTAGCGATACTTGGTCTAACGAACGCAAACTCATCTAAGTATAATAGTGTAATAGACATACCGCGACCTGTGTTTTCAGTAGTTGTAGCACTAACAATACGACTACCATTCTCAAAGTCTAATGAGCCTTTGTTGTATGTTGTTACACCTGCTTTGATATGGTCAGGACAATTTTCATATGCATAACGAATACGTTGCATGATCTCCTGTGCACCTGTATATTTGTGTGCCGCAACTAAGATAGTACTGTCTGGTACAAACATAGCGTACCAAAGTAAGTATCCTGCGGCTGAAGTTGATTTACCTGATTGTCGAGGCATCAAACTAATAGAGTAACGATAATTGTGATAAGTTTCAATCAATCGTTTTTGATAGGCCCAAGGATGATAAACCATACTACCTTTAGTAGGGTGCTGTATCATAAAGAAGTTATCCATAAAGTATAGATAACCTGTATCTGGGTCACAACATTTGATAAAATCCTGTAGCTCTTTATCAGTCTTGAAAACTGTTTTAGTATAAGGATTCTTTACTAGTGAAGGTGCATTACTCATAGTGAGTATTTATATCCGTAAAAAAACGGCAGAGCCGTTTTTTATTATTTAATATCTAACGGTCTTTGCTTTGTAGCTATAATGCAATAGAATTTTTCTCTTGCAACATAATCCTCACCTTTTTCATTTTTACCTTGAATGTCAAACTCTAAATTATTGAATGCATCGATATTGAATCCGCAACGTGTTAACAATGCGGCTAATTGATTTTCACCTAAAATACTATAATGATTTAAATTATATTCATGCTTACGTTCACAATCGGGTGCGGGAACTTCAATGTAAATTTTTCCACCTTGTTTTAGAACACGATTATATTCCATTATACTAAAGATAGGATATGGACTATGCTCAAGTGCGTGACGTAAAAAGATAAAATCGACAGATTCGTCAAAGTATCCATCTTTTTGTGGTAAGAAACTTAAATCATATTTTGATATTTTATGACCCTTATCTTCACAAATTTTGATATCACCGGGACTTAGAGTAACGCCGGTAACGTTAGTATACTCACGTTTTTTCATTTGATCCATGAAATAACCGGGACCACAACCTAAATCTAATATTTTAGCATCTTTGGGTAAGTTTAACGGATCGATATATTTTGTAACGACTTCTCCGGTTAAGCCTTCGTGCATTGGGCTATTGCCCTCATCATAAATGTGTGCTGTGTACAGCCATTCGTTGTAGAATTTTAACTTAATTAAGTCAAGTGTGTTGTTGATATCTATCATTGATTATCCTGTAATTTGATATAATTACTTATTCTAATAACACATACTCAAATTATTTTATGGCTAATATTTGTATTGTTAAACGTGGTTCAGGAGAGGCATATGTAACGGGTGTTACAAGATGAGGTGATGTGTCAGTATCAACTATTATACAATTATATTCAGGGCATTGTGCGTGTAATTGATTTTCGGCATCTCTCCATAGAAAAATACCACCGTAATCATCATGCCATTCTTTATTCAAATACAATGTTGCTACAAATTTAAAAAGATGGTCAGGGTGTGTTGATATACCCGATCCATGTTCCCATTGAAAATACTGAGAACGTATTTCAGTATCTTTATCACATAACTCAGGAAAATGTTTTATTATTCCATCTTTAATTTTTTGATTAATTATAGGATCAACCGCAGTAGCACTTACATCACCTTTTAATCCAACTAGTAAATGTTCTCCCCAAACGTTGCGATTTGAAGTCCATTTGGCTGTATCCCTTTTATGTGTTAGGTCAACATTACACATGTATAGTGAATGGTTATCTAAAAAATCTTTTACAAGTTTCATTTACTGTTATTTTCTTTTGTAACCCTTGAAAGGTTTAACTATGCTTTGAGCATTTGTATCAGGTAGTTCTTCGCTGTCTAAATCACCATTATTTAAATCTATATACGCTAACCCGGCAGCTTCATATGCCAACTTAAGCATATCTTGTTCTTCTTTAGTGTAGGGATGTGCGGTGTTGTGTTTACCTACCCAACTTTCTGCAGGCATGTCAATTGGATTTATTCCATCACTACTTGCTACAGCCATCATTAAACGATTTAAATCATATTGTCTATCATAGCTATCTATTTTCTTTGAAAAAATATTTAAACCGCGGCTGGCGTGTTGTTGCTGTTTAGTTATTTTGCCAACTTTAGCTTCGGATATAAATTCATTTGCTCTCATTTTCTTTTATATCCCTTGAATCCCTTTATTGGACTATCTATACCGGTATCACTTGTTTCTTCGCTATCTTTACTAGTAACTAATATTTTACCTGAAAGACCCATTTCACCTAAAGCAAAATCAATATCTTCTTCAATGTCTGGATTCATATATCCAGACACTAATTGATTCTCTCCCCAAACAGACTCTTTATCCATTTTAGGTATATCACCATTACGAACAGCTCTGGCACCGGCTAATGCTACAGCAAATCTATATTGCAAATACGCATTTTGATTTTGTAATGCCGGTATCACCCAAGTAGCAGGTAACGGTTTAGTAATCCTGTCAGGCAAATTATTTTGCTCGGTTATAAATTCTTTTGCTCTCATGTTAATTTTCGGTAGTTACAATATCGTCATTTTGTGTACCTAACACGGAATCAACATAACCATTAAGTCCAATATCAACACCTGGTGCGCTTTCACCAATAAATGTTACTTGTGACGCAATAAAGTGAAGAATATATGTATTAGCAATTGGATTAGCTAGAATTCTAACATTACCACTACTTACATCCATATCATATCTAGTTAGTGTATTACCTGCAAACGTCATGCCGTAACCAGTAAACTTCACTGCTTCATTATTGTTTGTAATTTGTGCAGAAATTACAATATCTTGACTATCAGGTGTTCCTGGATCACTAGAACGAATTTGGAACATACCTTGAGTAAATGCATTTGCTGGATATTCATAAATAACCTGATTAGCAGTTAATCCACTAGTATAAACATTACTTGTATTAACTGTGGTGGCAAATAAATTACTAAAATTATTATTGATTTTATTGAACGCTGTACGTAGGGGGTCACCTAACCCATCGTTAGGCGTTGCGCCAATATTAATGTATTCTTGTGTCATTTATAAATCCTAACCTATAGAGTATTTATCAGTTACCGAACAGACCTTTGGGTTGCTGTATGATAACTTGACGTTTACTACGTTGGATTTCTTGTAGTGCTTTGATAGCTTGTATCTTTACTTCGTTGTCTGAACTCTTAACCATCTCAGTTAAGGCTGCAATTCTTGCCGCTTCTGCTACAGTAGCATCACGACTCAATGACTTCTGTGCTTCTACATATACTGGATAGTTATCTGTAGTTGCACACCCTGCTAATAAAAAAACTAATAATATGCTACTATTTTGCAATGTTATCATATATTTTCTTTTGTGCATTATACCAATCTTGCCAACCATCTACCTTAGCACTGCATTCCCAATACAATGAATAGTTATGTACAATAACTTTCATCATTTCAGTAATAGCTACTTTGTCACCCTCAATCTTTTTGAGGTCTTCACATTTCTTCATAAGTTCAGGAGTAGCGTTAGGGAACTTTTGAGTCACCGGAACTGTCGTAGAACAGCCGGCAGCTACTACTAAGAATAATAAAATAAGAAATACGGTTAATATTGATGGCAATCTCATTTCTTTGCCTCCGCAGCCTTGTTCAATTCAGCGGCTTGATTGTGCAAGTCTATGAACTCTTTAGGAACGGGGCAGTTTTCAATGTACTTGATTACTTCTTCTCTCCTAATTCTTTCAGGGCCTTCTACTTCTTTAATTATTTCTTTTGTATTCCATTTATCAACATACTTGATAATGTCCCGACCTCTTTCACGGATCACTTTAGTCTTTTCAACAACTTTTTCTTGTATTTCTACGTTCTTGTTAGCGGATTCAGCTTCAGCTTTTGCTACTTTAGCTTCCATTTCTTTGACTCTAAGTTCCCACTCTTTGTAGTCGGCTAATCCTCCCTCAAGATAAACACCCAAGACTAGAACAAGTAAACTAATAACTTGTATTGCTAGTTTGTAGGTTTTGACAAAAGGAATGAATCCTAGGACGAATCCTGCTATTGTGCCCAAAATACCCAATCCAAAGATTGTGTGTATTGCGGCTTCGGGTAGTATTGATAGTATCCACATAGTACCCTTATTTATGCCAGGGGATACTTACTTTCAGGAAGTATTTTAGTTGCTACTAAATCTGTTCCGCAAACACAATGTCTACTAGTACATTTTACATAATCGTCTGTAAAACTGATCGTTTCATCATTTAGACTACGTTGTCCACCTACTTCACATACCCCTCGGTAAATCACATCAAAGTCAACTCTTATGTTATTATCTCCAATGGCACAATCCCAATCTAAAAACACATTTTGTTGCTGTTTCATTAATACTTGCGGATCAAGTTTAATATCAAATCCTTTATTGTATGTTATTTTTAATGTATGATTAATTCTGTATTCTGGTGATATTGTAGAAAGTGCTTTAGTTTTTCTATTTTTACCATGCACCCAATTTAACTTTTTCAATTTAGCTAGTTCTTCACTAGAATAGAAATCGTAAATATTGTAATCCCTGATAACCATAGATTTTAATGTGATGACTGCTCCGGTATTTTCAACCATGTATTCTTGTGCTTCAAATACTTTATCTAAGCTATTCATTACATGTGTCATTAAACAGATTACCTCAATTGGTTCATCATGGAATAAATTTATGATTTCAGAAATATGCTGATAGTTGTCAGTTTGTTCACTATGGTATGTCAAAAACAAATAATCAAGTACTTTTGCTTCTTTTAATTCTTTCCACCACCGTATTGTACGTGATCCATTTGATATTAAACTTACCATCGCTCCGTGCGATTTCATGTATTGCATTAACTCTAATAATTCAGGAAACAATGTAGGTTCACCTCCGGTAAACTGTATCCAAAAGGGTTTACCATCACATGCTTTTATGAGCTTGTCTGCGTATTTTTTGTATTGCTCTAAGCTAAACCAACGTTGACTTCCATCCTTATGCCTGTCTCCGCAAAAACTACAATTGTGGTTACATACATTATGAATTTTCCATTCAACAAATCTCATATCAGACTTGACTGCTTTTTCTACTTTGATAGGAAATATTTTCATTGCTTACACTTCCCGCATATTTCTGCACAAAACAATAATTTACCATCTTCTGCTGATTCTTTGCTCCAACTTTCTTCAAAGAAATTATTGAAGTGTGGACCTTGTAATACGTCAATTAGTGAGTTCTTTCTCAAATCAAACTTATCTAAACCTAATTCAGTTACTTGTTGCTTGAACTGGTGTCTAGCGTATGAATTAGTGCGTTCTACTAATGCACCACCTAAATAACAGCACGGCAATAAATGACCAGACGCTGTAACAAATATTGCTTGGTCTTCTGGATACTGTAGTGATTCACATTTAATCTCTCTTGTCTTAGACCATTCATTACTTTTATCAGATAACTTTGGCGGATGAGCAGGCGCTCTAATAGATATTTTCTTTCCTGATGGTTCGGTCTCCTTAGTACCAGTGTAATCAAAAGGGTAGATGTTGTATTCATGTTGTCCAGTTTTATCAAACACTTCAATGAACGGATTACCTTCATAGAACCCTAATGGACTTTTAACTGAGAATCCAAAGCCTAATTTCTTAGCAAGTAATTTTGCTTCTTCGACTTGATGTTTATTGTGGTCAAAGATTAGCCATTCCCAAATAGCATAACCGCCGGCTTCACTGTATGCTGTCATGTTAGCTATGACTTTATCCCATTGTACATCTCTGCGATAGATATGGTTAGTGTCTTCTAATCCATCGACACTAAACACAACGCCTGCTTTATGTAATGGGTGTGATGGTATCTCTTTGTTAGTATTGTAAAAGAACTTACCTAGTCTAGCCCAGAAGTCTGGATTACGCATACCTGCATTAGTTCTAACATGCTGTAACATATCATGCTTTGACATAGTTTGAAAATACTCAAGTATTTCAGGCAAATCTTTGACAAACCCTGCATCACCTAAGTTACCACAATAGTTTATTCGTTTTAAATTATGTAATATTTCTAATGGGAATAATTGCTTGATATCAGCTAGATTAAGTGTATCATTGTTTAATCCTTCAATGACTGCACCGCCGCTGTAGTTTCTGCTACATACCGAACAGCTTGCGTTACACCTAGTGGTTAACTCAATTTGCAATTTAGTAATTTTTTCTGTATTGTACATACAGTTATTTATAGAATGCCGTCACTCGGTCTGCAATAAATTGTACTTCAATATCAGTCAATTCTGGATACATGGGAAGACTAGTTACCCCTCGACTTAGCATTACACTAGTACTCAACATATCCGGTTTAGATAGATTTTTTGCCGTCGGTAAATCTCCCAACACATACTCATAATGTATTTTACTATCAATCCCATCAGTCAATAGATGAGTGTGTAAACTATTACGATCAGCTAGATACATTACAAACTTCTGATGTGCATGAGGATCTGTTGTATCGGATAAACAACGTAAAGGTAGTTCTCTAAATTTATCACACCAATACTTTGATATTTCACTTCTACGCTTCTGCCACTCATCTATGTACTTTGCACGAACCATAATTTGAGCACAATCTTGTTCACTCATCTTACTATTAGTTCCTACATCATGGAATGCAGGTTTGTTATTATCTCTGTATGTTACGGCAAACTGATACAAATGTGCATCATTGGTTACGATTGCACCACCATTACCTGAGCTTGGTAAGTTCTTTGTGGGGTCAAAGCTGATTGACATACCACTACCTACGTCACCGTCAGACACTAACCAGTGTTGTGCTCCGTCTACAATGACAGCATTTGCACTAGCATATCCAGCAATAGGCCATGGCTTGCGACCACCGTATCCCATCACACAAGTGTATCCCTTAAGGCTATTCTCTACTTCAACAACACCATTCTTATCTGTATCAACTAACTCTACATCCCATCCAGCACTTAATAATGAATTCAGTGTTGCAGGGTAAGTTAAATTAGGAATACGAATCTTAGGAGTATTTTTAAATGTTTCTAAGTGTTTCTTTTTCTTATAACGTGCAATAATCTCAAGTGCTTGTGTACCACTATGAACTGTAATAGCGTACTGTGTCTTAGTACGATGTTTCAACCATTCTTCAAACGAACGAGTGTAATGTCCACCCACAAGTTGTCCGTCTTTAAGGGCACGGTGAGTTGCATCAAGCAACTCTTCACCGATTTTCTTATACTGTCTTGCTAGACCGAAGTGGGGGATTTGCATTTTTTGCCCAAGCTATATATCCGCCATTAGTAACAGACCATGGGCAGTATTGTTCCCATAGTGTTTTTGCTTGTTCAGGATGTTCTTTCATTAACTTGTCTACATTGACTCTGGATTTATATCCATCTAAAGTCCAATCGTGAATCTTCAAGGCGGTTTCTAATTCATTCATTTTATTTTATCCTGCCAGTAACTTGATGTACTAAGCCAATCATAGTATTTTTGAAATCCTTCTTCTACATCAGTTTTAGGATCATATCCAAAGTCTTTACGTGCCGCATCAATGTTCAATGCACCACGACTAGGGAAGTCTGCGTCTTTATCTTTAACTTCAATTTTACCTTTACCTGCAATCTTAACTGCTAAGTTTGCGGCATCTAATAAACTACGACTATGACTCTTTGTAATATTGTATGTTTTGTTATTTGTATTAGGACTTAATGCGGCAGCCACAATTCCATCTGCGGCATCTTCTACATAAGTAAAGTCTAATGTTTCATTTGCGCCATTAACTTTCAATGTTCCATCACGCATAGCAGTTAACATGAACTTTGCGATAACTCTATCTTCTACATCTAACGGACCGTAAACAGCACTAGGTCTAATAATTGTATGAGTGAAACAATTACGTCTACTGTAGTCTTTAACAATATGCTCACCTGATAGTTTCATAATGCCATATTGACCTTGAGGCTTACAGTTGTAATCTTCTATTACATCATCGGTGAAGTCTCCGTACACCATTGAACTACTAATGTAAATAAATTTACACACGTTGTGTTTCTTTGCTGATTCACATAGATTCATCAATCCTTCCATCATTGTTCTTGCACCTAATGCTGGATTAGCGTTAACTACCTTCTGACGAGGGAAACTAGCCATGTGAATGATAATTGCAGGCTGATGTTTTTGTATCAACCAATCAATACTATCACTGTTGCTAATATCAATTTGATAAATTTTATCTGTTTTGATTTTCTTAAGACGTTCTGACATTAGATAATCAATTTCATCTTGCGGAATAATACCATAGGTAGTTCGTGTATCTGTAATGAATACACTATGCCCCAGTGATTCTAATTTGTTAACTACATGGTGTCCAATAAGGCCTAGCCCGCCTGTTACTAGTATGTTCATTTGTATTTCAATTCAAAATAAGTTATTTGTTTTGGTGTAAGATATGCTCTAATATCATATTCATAACCATATGTCATACGATTCACGCTACGATGCCAACTAGGCAATGGTTTAGAGTTCTCCATAATCCATTTACCTGCATTGGTCTCTTGCCATTCCCATATGTATTGGCCTACATATATGTCAGGATCTTCAACATCACCTACGTTAAGTTTTTTAACTGTGTAAGTGATTGTTTCTGCTTCCGGCTCAGACTGCCATAGTTGCTTTAATTGGTCCATGACTTTGATAGTTCTCCAAATGAATATCGTTCATTGTCATTTCAAAGATGTTA